CCGCCGCTTGCCATCATCTTTGATTTCATCATGACACTATTCCTTGTACAAGTTATTAAAAGTAGCCTCGGGGTCCATGTATGAATCATCCTGCTCGGCACATTGAATCCATTGGCTGGGTCGAAAATCAGGTGCTCCCTCGCCCGTAACCCAATACGCTGGGCTAGTGACACGCACACGATTGTTTGGTAAAGCTACTACGTTTCCTGTCCACTTACCTGCATCAGTCAATATTAATACATGACTTTGCTTATGCTGAGAAGGGTCTTCCGACACCTCACTTTCGGCATAATCTACTGTAAACAAATATCGCCCTGTATGGAACTCATTATTGATTTTACATAACCAAGGCGAAGGTTTTGCGCGATCAATACTAATAATCGTATGGTTATATGAATTGCAATCCCAAGGCTGTGCAAGATGTGTTTGCATACGCTCAGGCCATACCTCCAAAGGTATATCCCCCACTAGCGCAGTAAGTGGCATCCGTGCCCACATTGCCCCGCCATGGACATTTGGCTGACTTTCGTCGTCTGCTTCACATCCGGTAAAAATAACCTGAAAGCTCAAAGACCTGTCAGGCATGGTAGTAACAGCAACCGCTAATGCGTGTATGTATTCACCATGGTACTTCTGATGACCATTAGTAAATTCTTTTCTAACCCAGCATTTAAAGTAAGGTATGTTGCTAGTTAGGTACATTAAAGTCTCTTTTACTTAGCTAAGATACAGCGCTCGTTCATCTTTGCGACGGTTCTCAAGTCCACGTAGAACCTTACCACCAGCTTTACAATATTTTAAAAGTTCGTCAGCTGCACCCGCATAATCGCCGCGATTGTGCTTCTGCCGTAATGTGCTGCGTTGCAAAGTTCCTAAGCCTAGATTGAAGGAAAAACTGACCAAACTATCCAGCCAAGCTTGGCGGCTACCAGCAGTAGGACAATATTTAAGAACTCCGCGTTCAAAACGCTCAAGGTCTTTTGCAAGTATGGCATCTACCTCTTCCGTTGTAAATACACGATCCCAGCCCTCTGGGATCGGCAGATTATTACGTTCTTCAAACGGCACTCTTGCATGATTTGCATCAATTACATGGCCCACGCCAAGCGTCCAAAGTCGTGCGGGACAACGGTAAGGTTTATTCCTTACCCCCTCGTGGTGCTTGATCATTTTTAAAGCCTTGGCACTTATCATTTTCCAAACGCCCTACCGCCAAAATGGAAGCTGATTATTGCAGCGAATAAGGCTTGAGTCTCATCATCCCAAAGCTGGTCAGCTAACTGAACAAAATCCACGCCAGTTGTAAGACCTTTGTAAGCGATCACAGCATCGATAGCTACCAGTAAGAAAAAGAATCCGTAGGTAATTACAGGGCGCACTGAAGCGCGTAGGTCTTTCATCCATCTGGATGTACCTTCGCTAAGGGAAGTATCGTGCGCGTAGATAGCCTGCATCTCCGCAGATTGTGCGTCGATTAGCGAGACTTTCTCCGCAGACGCGGTTTGAGTCCGTATCTCATCAAGTTTGATCTCTTCTATGCGCTCTTGCGCCACGAACCCCGCAGCGGCTAATTGCAACTCACGCTCTGTTTGCATTTGAGCAAGCTTTAGCTCATGGGATTTGTCTGATTTGTCTTGGAAGAAATCTAGAATTTTGGGCAATCCGCCCATCAAAAACGACACGAAAGTTGAGAAAACTGTAAGCATCATTACCCTTTTTATGCAAAAGTTACTGTTTATTATCGATCCTGTACTTCCAACATCATTTTTATGCGCAACTCACGCATTTTCCTTGTTTCTTCCATCGCCATAGCAGTAGCGTTTGACATATCGCCATACATGATTGCCAGCGCAGGAATCGCAACAACTAGCACAAGACACACCACAAGGACGGCAAAGAAAACTGCCCATGAAATGTGTGACTCATCCTTATCAGAATCATTACCCATAGAAACCACAATATTATGAAGACTACCGCGATTACCAGCGTCATTTGCTCCGCGATTTTTCTTTTTATATAGTCCCGTCGCCATGCTGATGCCTGTTGTTTTAGTAACTCTTGACGTTGAACCTCTGCTCGTTCTACTTTGACCCTGTCCCTCATTGCTTCAAACTCTGTCCAAATAGCCCCTAATTCTCGGGGCGCGGAATATACGAGTGTCTCGCGCAGCTCTGTTTCTAGCCTATTCATTTCCTTTTGAGCCATGATTCTGTTAAATGCTTCTTGGTTCACGGACAACTCAGGGTCACGCGCCTTCTTGACCTTTAGCTCTTCTTCGTGTACGTGCTTCTCTAATTGCTCATGCGCTTTAAAGAAATTGCCAAGGTGTCCGCTTAAATCAGCAACGACATCCTTGGCTTGCCCGTACGCATCGACTAGTTCCATCCCCTGCGCTTTGTACTCTTGGTACATCTCACAGCCTTTGCGTATTGCAGCGGCTGCGGTTTTTGCTACAGCTAGGATGGTTAGCGGGTCAATGGCTTAGATTGACTGCGAAGTTAAAGCGTTTAAGTCAACACTAGTAATAGAACCTAGATCAACACTAGTGATTGCTGGTGTTTCAGAAACAGGAGCAACAAACTCATCTAGTTGAGCGTTGTATGTATAGCCAATACCTGCGTATCTGCCGCGCATTTTGCCGTTGTAGCTAGTCTGTTTCCATGTGCCGCCAAGTACACGTTCACAGAACGCAGTACCTATGTATTCTTTTTCAACGCCATGAGCGTCAGCCGTGTCTTTGTTGTCTACTACGATTACACGCAGTACAACATTGTTGCTATCTAATTCAGCAAAGTGCGCCATTACTCTTCTCCTAAATGTAAACCTGTCAGACTCTCGTCCGAACCAATGTACCCTTTTACAAAGGTATTAAACGAAATGCTAATACGTGTGCCATCGCCCTGCTTAGTTTGCACCATGTGTGTCAGGTTTGATGGAAAAATAATTAAATCGCCAGCGCCTGTTTCATACCACCAGCTTTCACTATTCCAATGGTTCCAGTTTTCGCTTGGTAATTTTATTCTTTCGTAACCATCTTTGTAAAAATAAATTCTGTCTGTTTCTCTATCTGCTTGTGGGTAAAACACACCGGAGATAATGCTGTTAGGGTGAGCATGTTTGTGATGATACTGACCCTTATCAGTAAAGTTAGCCCACGACTGCGTAATGTATGGCGTTACATCAAACTTAGGCGCATACACCGACTTAAAGTAATCCAGCATTGCGTCTTCAATAAACTCACGAATCTCTGTCATCTCAACAGATTTTAAAATCGTTCGGTTTTCGCTAGTGGTATTACCTTCGTTTGGGTAACGCACTTGTTCTTTAATGAACTTTAATTCCTCTTCCGTTAGCTCACGGTCTAACTTAGAAAAACCTACCGCTGTGGGGAATAGGTTAGTTATGTTCATGCAACCGCCTGATCATATATCTCTTGCTGACCACGCATTTTGTCTATCTGCTCTTGAGTCCAGATCGTGTTGATGCTGTCCTCAAACTCTTTTATCTTTTCCATTGTATCTAGCACTTCGTCCATAGTCGGACATGGGCGGGGGTCTTCCCAACGTGTGAACATGGTGTTGCTGATTTCCCACTTAGCGCCGGGGCGCAGTAAGTGCATAGCTGTGTCGATACCGTAGAGTTGATAAAGTTTAGTGTCCATAAATTTAAATAGTTATAAGTTGAATTGAGCCTGTGTAAGAAAGCGTTGTCCACGAACCGCCATCTACGCGATATACGACTGCACCGTTAAAACCTGCTGTTGGAGATGCGCCTCCATTACCACCCACACCAATACTGCTGCCGGGGTATTGAGCATCACCACTATTAGCTACAGCACCACCAGTTGAACTTGTGGAATTAGTTCCTGCTGTATTTGTTGTGCTAGTTGCTTGTCCAACATACCCAGAGCCCCCGCCACCTGAGCCGTTAGAACCACCGCCGCCACCGCCATAAAAGCCACCGCCAGCACCGCCGCCTGTAAATGTAACAGCATCCCCACCACCATTACCACCACCACCAAACGCAGTACCACCAGAATTATTTCCTTGACCATTGCCGCCTTGTAGTGCAGTGCCAGAAGTACCTCCTCCAGAACCGCCCGCACCCCCAGCGGATTGAGTACCACCACCGCCTACATTAGTGCCAAGACCAGCATTTCCGCTGGAGCCACCACCAGCACCACCACCAAAAGTTCCGCCACCGCGAGTACCCCCGCCGCCACCGCCAGCAACAAGTAGTGAGTTTTCTAGAGATGAGCTTCCAAAGAAAACACCAGATAAACCACCGCCACCACCGCCAAAGCCGCTTATACCAGCAGTACCGCCTTGTCCAACTAATACAGCCAAACTAGAACCCGCGGCAATGTTTAATGTGCCGCCAACAAAACCTGCTCCACCACCACCAGCGCCATCAACACCAGCAGAACCGCCGCCGCCAGCACCCCAGATTTTAAAATCAACTACCTTGGGTGCATTACCATAATTTAGTTTAAGCACAACTACGCCTGAACCACCACCGCCAGCACCAAAAGTAGTAGGAGAAACAAAACCACTACCACCTCCACCGCCTCCTGTGTTTGCAGTTCCAGCAGTTCCTGTACCTTGACCAGCCACTCCATTACCTCCAGCACCTCCGCCTCCACCGCCGCCAATACCACCATTAAGATTTGTATTTGCCGCAGTAGCACCACCACCGCCACCTCCAGCGTACATTACAGATTGACCAGTAAGTGCAGACGAAAAACCAATACCGCCGACTCCTCCACCACCAGCATTAGTTCCATTTGTTCCAGAAACACTAGCCCCGCCACCGCCACCACCGCCAAACGCTGCTGGCCCAGTTCCAAAACCTGCACCGCCATTATTTCCTTGGCTTGGGGATACGGCTGGTGTATTTCCTGCTGCGCCGGGATATGCAGTTGTTTGACCAGCAGCTCCACCACCTCCACTACCGCCGGGATTGGCGCGATAGCTTGCGGAAGCATCTCCGTTAAACGAACCACCAAAACCACCACCATTACTGGTTATGGTATAAAAAGTTGAATTGCCGCCATTAGTTCCTGCGTTATTTGATCCAGTAGAAGCAGTTCCTCCACCACCCACTGTAATTGTAGATGCGTTGCCTGAGTTTACAAAAAGTCCAGTACCTGCTCTAAATCCACCCGCTCCGCCACCGCCGCCGCCTGTGCCTCCACCACCGCCACCACCACCAACAACTACGTAATCCACGCTAGTAACGCCAGCAGGTATCGTATATGACTGTGTAGATGTAAAGGAGACTGTGCTAATAACTGGGGCTACGTATCTGATGATGACTATACCGCTGCCGCCAGCGCCGCCTGTACCACTTCTGCCACCGCCGCCACCTGACCCAGTATTTATTGTTCCAGCACTACCATTTACGCTGGGAGCGCCACCATTCCCGCCGATACCAGAACCACCTGTACCACCTGTTCCTCCACTACTACCGCCACCACCCCCGGCATAAGGAACTGATGGGCCAGTAATTGTTGATGTTTGACCTGCGCCCCCGTTACCCCCAAGTTGTGATGGAGTAGAGACACCCACGCCACCAACAGCACTAGCACCGCCGCCGCCACCAGCATCAAAATTAGATGTGGAAGAATTTCCACCATTAAACCCTTGATACGCTACAGCAGGAGCGCCGTAACCACCAGCAGAAGGTGCGCTAGGCGTATTTCCAGTGCCGCCTGTTGCGCTTTGCGACGCGGCACCACCACCAGAACCACCGGCAAAACCCGGCCCACCAGAGCCGGGAGGAAGAAAACCACCGCCACCCCCGCCACCCGCAGAAACTATATCGCTAAATTGTGAAACACTGCCATTTTTGCCGTTGTTTGCGAACGTGTATGTGGGCGTATCATTGTTTCCACCCGCACCACCAGCACCAACATTTACAGCATACGTAGTACCGGGTACAACGGTTAATGCAGTTCCTGTTCTAAAACCCCCAGCACCGCCACCACCGCCTGTATGACCCCCACCACCGCCACCTCCAGCCACCACCAGATAATCCACCTGTGTAACACCAGCAGGTGCAGTCCAGTAACCAGAAGCAGTAAAGCTCTGTATGACAGTCGAGCCGATACCGGGCCACACGCCTGAACGAATAGCTTGCAGCGCCTGTTGCAGCGTCCAGATACCTGAAGCTGATGTGGTTGATATTGTTACCGGATTCTTTGTGATGATCCGACCGGGATAATTACTCATCGTTCACCTTATGAATATAGTCTTAGGATAACTATGCCAGAGCCGCCAGCACCACCAGCTTGCGCTGCTCCACCATTTTGAGCGCCACCGCCACCATTGCCTGTGTTTGCTGTTCCAGCCGTTCCATCAACACCATTGATGTTATTTCCGCCAGCACCACCTGTTGAATAATAAGAACCAGTACCACTGAGAGCAGAAGCTGCGCCAATACCTCCAGCGGCAACATTCCCACTTGTGCTAACCCCATCCGCACCAACACCGCCGCCACCACCGCCACCGCCGCCACCAAGATTTGGAGCTGTTGCACTTCCTAATCCACCATTATTACCTTGAGATGGGCTTGTAAATGGTGTATTACCTGAACCAATAGTTCCACCAGAAACAGAACCGCCTCCTGACCCACCAGCAACACCATTTGTACTTGCTGCCCCAGCTCCGCCACCGCCACCATTAGAAGTTATGGTGCTAAAAGTAGAATTTCCACCAGTAACTCCTACAGCACCAGAGCTTGCGCCTCCAGCACCACCAGAACCAACAGTAATTGTGTATGTACCAGAAACAGAAAGTCCCGTACCCGTTCTAAATCCGCCACCGCCGCCACCAGCTCCTCTAGAGCCACCACCACCGCCACCGCCAGCTACAACTAAATAGTCAGCTGTCGTAAAGTTAGAAGGTATTGTGTAGGGAGTAGTCGCATTAAACGTAACTACAGTAACTCCGGGCTGTTGGTATCTAAGGATGACTATGCCTGAACCGCCTGCCGCCGCTAGTATATTTGACCTAGTAGCCCCGCCACCACCACCAGTGTTTGCAGTTCCAGCAGTAGCCGCAGTATTTGGTGCATCACTTCCGCCAGCACCGCCGCCACCTATGCCTCCCGCACCGCCAGTTGGAGCGCCACCGCCACCACCGCCAGCATAATAAGAACCAGAACCACTAAGAGCAGAAGTTAAACCGGGGCCACCCGCACCGCCTGTTTCTGAACCGGGGCCAGCTAAACCATTACCACCAGCGCCACCACCGCCGCCGCCGCGCGAACCAGCATTAGGATAAGCTGTAGTAGAAGCTCCGTTATTTCCCTGCGATGGGGTAGTTGCTGGGGTATTTCCTGCGCCTCCAGCTTTACCGCTAAATCCACCACCACCGCCTGACCCACCATCTAATCCTGCGCCCGGCCCACCACCACCGCCGCCGCCAGCAGAAACTAGCAAAGAGTCTATTGAAGAGTTTCCACCATTTGTTCCAGCGCCACTTGAATTGCCCGCAGGGCCACCACTACCAACAGTAATTGTGTATGAAGTGCCGGGTATAACAGCTAGTCCTGAGCCTGTTCTAAATCCACCCGCGCCGCCACCGCCAGCAGAATCGCTTCCACCACCGCCGCCGCCAGCCACAACCAGATACTCTACAGACGTAACACCTTGAGGACATACCCACGTAGATGTCGCATTAAATATCTGTACGACAGCGGAGTAGCCTCTAAGCGTCGAAAGCGTCCAGATACCTGAACCAAACGGTATAGGCGAATTGGCACTTATTATCTGACCGGGATAACCATGAATTGCCATAGCAATTCCCCTTATGGAGCCACAGAAATTTGTTCGTAGCTTATTGAGTAGGTGATCCCACTAGCTGTACCAGATGTCACAGAAATGCTGTTGCCTTCTTCTAAGTAAATCGCTGTGGTTTTATCAACCACGATTAACGAAGCGTCAGCAGGTACAGATACTGTACTTACGATTGGGTAAGCTGTACCACCAGCAGGTGCAGAGCCTTGAGCAACCGCACCGTTTGAATAGAGAGACACCGTAGTATCTACAGCAGCAGAACCATTAACATTAGCAGCAACAATCTGATTGATCTTTAAGACCTTGCCAGACGAAGCCGCATTAGGTAACAGAACCAGCGCAGTAGTAACGCCGGGCGTGAGATACGTTGTTTTGCCGTAAATGTACTCTACAGCAACAATATTGGGGTTAGCCATGATTACTCCTTAGAATCCAAAGATCATCGCCATAGCGATGGATTTACCTGTTGTGATGCCGCCACTTGCCGCTGACCATGTAGGCGCACTTGCACCGTTACTTGTTAATACTTGACCTGCAGTACCAGCCGACGTAAACGCATACGCAGTGCCTGTTCCGTAAGGCACTGCACCCGCTACAGGGGCTGATGTACCGTTCGTGCCGCCATTAGCAATTGGCAACGTACCTGTGACACCTGTAGTCAACGGCAGGCCCGTAGTATTGGTTAAGGTGCCCGAGCTTGGAGTGCCTAATGCACCGCCGGGAGCCACAAAGTCTGTACCCGCAGTAGCCGCAGTAAAGGCTGATGTGCCATTACCTTTTAAAACGCCCGTCAAGGTCGCTGCACCACTACCACC